ATATAAGGTAAAAAATAAAAAGGGAAGGAGTTTTTTTATGGAATCCAATCCTTATTCAAGTAAGTTTTTAATCTGTGGCAGTTTGCACACAGTGTCTGAAGATTACTTGGATCATTATTCTTATGGTTACCATCTATATGATCCACATCAAGTTGACACTTGTGTAAGGCTACAAATTTACAGTTCTCGCAGTAATTTTTTCTATAAACAATATAGGGTCTTTTCTTAATTTTCTTAATCAGTTTTCTTTTTTCACAGTTAACGTGTTTATTATACTGCTTACAGTTTCTAGAACAAAACTTTTTAGGACCTCTTTCTTTAAAGACGTTACTACAATTTCTATATTCACAGGTTTTCATTATATAAAAAAGGGAGGGATTTGCTCCCTCCCTTTTTATAAGTTTAGTTAAGATTAGACTACCGGAAATATAGCAGGCTCAGTGTAAACACACTCATCTGGACAACCATATGGGTCAGATATTACACAATCAGAACCAGCGTTAGTCAACCATGCTGCAACAAATGCTTCAAAAGCAGCATCATCACCATCAGTAACAATCTCTAACAAGTACTGGTCATTATCAAATGTTCCAGAAGGGTTGTTAAAGCGTGGTACACTGTGTTGCAAGTAGTAACGAGTGTATGTAGAGAAACGATCAATTGCATCATACACATCTGTACCGTTAGTGATCTCGCGGATACGCAAGTCAGATCCAGTATAGAAAGGTTGTTGCATGTAACCTTCAGTCAAGATAAGATCACGGATGATATTCTCTCCTGACCCTTTCAACTGATAACCAGGACAACCTTGATTTACACAGATACCGTTAAATGCACATGGATCACCATTAAGATCTACTTCAGAAGCATAAAGCTTAACTGGCTCTAAGAAAGCAATGATAGAATCATTTGGGTAGAAAGTACAGTTGCTAAAGCGTGTATCAACGTAAGCGCCAGTAACAATCAAACCAGCTCCATCTGTAGCAGCAGTAGGGTCAACTGTAGGAAGAGAAGTTGGATCTTGGATATATCCTAACAACTCATCTAAGTTAGATTTTGAAGAAGTACCATCTCCAAGTTCAGACCAGCTTGTACCGCTATCAGTAGTGTAAGTGATACCTACTTGAATGAACGGATTGATCAAAGGTGAGTTCAACAATTGGTAAGCCCATTGTACGTATACAATCAAAGGATTAACTGCTACTGGAGCAATTGCATCCTCAGCGCAACATCCTGTATAAGCTGCAGCAGTATAGTAAGTGTTACGAGTTAACGTACGCAATACTGGTGAACCTTTGATGTCAACACGTAGGTTGTAAGTTTCTCCACACAAGAAATCTTTTGTGCAAGAAGCAGTCTCAAAGCTAGTCTCTGTAGCACCAACTGTAAGTTGAGCTTGTTGTGCAGGACATGGATCAACGCGATAGAAAGCTGATACATACTTAGGATTGATAGTCTTAGACTTTACAGTCTCAGCATATCCACCGTGGTAAGGACCAATCTTGTCTTTTCCTTCGTGAATTGAACCTGATACAAGCACCAATGGGCACTTAACAGTAGTAGCAGGAATTAAGTCTGGAGTTAACCAAGTTTTAGGATCCACAAAAGTGAATTCTCCTAAATCAAGGCTAGTCGTAGACTGTCCAGCAGCTGTTCGGAAACCACTGGTTCCAACAAACATCTTTTGAAAGGCATGATTAAAATAAGCCATGTTTTTGTTTTTTTAAGGGTTATAAATATATATTCAATATAAGAAGAACTTTTAGATTCTCCAAATTATTTCAAGAAAAGTAGTTTGTATTTAGTTGAGTTAATAGAATCCTTAACTAAATCTAAGTTATTAACTATCTCAGAGTAAGGCATCATACCTTGAAGTTTATTGATAGAGTTATACATATCTCTAAGATAAGCTACCGCATCTGCTGTAGTATCTAGTGTACGGATAGGCATATCTTTATAACTTAAAAGCTTTTCAGCTACACCTTGATAACCTTCTATAAGTGTATCAGCATAACCGTGCAATCCTTCATAGAATCCACCCAACGCTTTATGAGCGGCATATGAACCATCACCTTTTACTTTGAGATGCAGTCTATGAAAACTTACTGCAGCGTTCATCATTTCTGTTGCACAAGCTGCAGTCATAGTATCTAATGAACTACCACCAACACCAGCATCTGGAGTAGGCTCAGGTTTAGCAGATTCTTCTTTAGGTTGTGTTACTGTAGCAACAGGTCTGCTAATTTTCTTAACCGGTTCTGAATCTCTCTTTAATAAATTTCTAGGTGCTTCCGCCATGATATATAATTTTATGTATTGCTTTGTGATGTAGACTGGGCTATCTGATACTGAGTAATTGACTCCATGTCTCCTGCAAGAATCTGTACTGCTTCATCAACTAAGATTTCAGCAATATCATCTTTGAACTCGCACTCTACATCTGTTGCAGATGCTTGTAATGTATAAGGATCCACGCATCCAGCAAACTGAACATTAACCGGGAATCTATAGTACATTAAGATAGCTGTTGCTACTTCAAAATCATTACCTGTATAAACTCTAAGATGGTTACCCACAAATGTGCAGAATGTTTCACCCCATTCAAAACTAGGCTTCTTTAAAGAATCACCTAGAAGTAAGGATACGTTCTCTTCTTCTGCAAGATAAGTAACAGTCATATCCTTTCTGGTCTCACAACAATCTTTGTGAGCATGGATATTAACTCTCTTATAATACATATAATTAGAAGGTAGTAGGTCTGACTCATAGAAACTATCTCTAGAAGTCATATCTAATCTTTCCTCTGTAAGAAGTCTTTGTAAGTCATCTACACGCATGGTAGTTTGCTCATCACCAGTTTTGGTAATGTTCAAGCCTTGGATCTGACGTCTCACCCATTCAACCTGACCCTTATTGAAAGCCTCAACCATTTGCCAACATTCAATGTTGTCATAGTCTTGGCTATCAAGCTTGTTAAGTCTCTGCTTAATTTTAAGCTGTAGGGTTGTGTTGTTCATTCTTATTTAACTCTCTTTAGTCTTGGGTTAGCAGCCTTTGCTTTAGCAGAAGCCTTACGCGTGCTAGCAGCTAAGATAGCTCCAGCAGCTTTTTTAGATACACCAGATTTAGCAGCAATCTTTGCTTGAACTGCTTTGAATCCAGGGTGTTTTACACCACCGCCTTTTTTCATAGTAGCTCCTGCAATTTGATCAGCTTTTGTGGGAGCAGGATTATTGTCTACTCCTTTTTTTACAGAGAGCATACCAAAAGATGTAGATCCACCTTTAGCCATGTTACCACCAGCAACTGGTTTATTACCTAGACGTGTTTGAATAGGAGATGCTATAACAGCACCACCACTGGCCATTTTCTTTTTAACCACACCACCTTTTGCCATATAACCTTCAGTATAATTAGTTAAAGCATTGCGTTCTTTACGTAATGCTCCTTTTTTTTCTTGTATCTTTTGAACTTTATCCATAAGCCTATCATCTCTTTTTTGGCTCATGGTACTAGAATTATTTGCTTTACTCTGAAGTCTTTGACTTCTTTCACCCAAACGCTCCATTCTATTATCTATTCTGATAGCTTTTTTGGGATCTCCCATGATAAAACCACCACCTGTATTATATTTTTTCTTTTTAGTAACAGGACCACCTGCTTTAGCTGCGTTTCTCATTGTATATAAGTTTTAATATTTAACAATTCCATTTTCTAAGTGATAAGGCTTTCCTTGTAGGTTTGCCTTTCTCATCTTTCATAGGTCCGGGCATACCAGACATTCTAGCACAGAAGCTCTTTCTTCTGTTAGCATCTTTACTTCCAGGTTTTAACTTGGAAGGTTTAGTAGTTACAGCGGTCTGTAACTTGCTTCCCGGGTTAGCAGCTCTATAAGATGCTACACCTTTTTTATTAAGACCTCCTTTTGGGTCTTTACCTTCCTTGCGGGTCCAAGCTGGTGTCTTTGCCATATTATGCTTTTTTAACTCTGTTACCCATACCCACTCTAGACTTTTCTGCTTTCTTAGCAGCTAGTTTAGATGGAGTAAGTTGATATTTTGTTTTAGGCGTATCCTTAGATATTTTCTTGGTGGGTCTGCAATATTCATTCTTACCACCTGCACCACAAGCTTTACCACTCTTAGTATCTTGCCACTTTTCAGCTTGCCATCTTTTTAGATCAGAACCTGCTTTAGTTTTTCTAACTGTACCAGATCCTTTTCTACATTTAGCAATAGCCTGAGAAGCCCTCGCTGAGGGGAACACAGCATACTGTGCTTTTACTTTACTATAGCAAGCATCTTTAGGCATTACTTCTTGCAGCCGCAGCCATCTTTTTTAGTAGGGTAGATAGATGTCAAAGCCCCGCCCTTTTTATAGGCTGGGGACTTTGAAGCACCAATTAATTTACTAGCCTCTTTTTTATCTAGTATAGTATTCATCTTAGTATCCTCTACGCATTTGTGTAGCACCACTTCTCTTAGGCATAGGAACTGGTTTGTTCACATGACCTGAAGATTTACCAGCAGAAATCTTAGTAGCCTTTGGTGATGCGTTAACATGACCTGATGACTTACCTAATGATGTAGGAGTATAGTTAAATACTGATTTGTTGTTTGGGTTGGATTTTCCACCAATCCCTTTTCCTGAAGCTTTCATAATATATTATTTTTTACGTTTAACCATTCCACCTACTTTAGCTTTAGTATATGTACCATCAGGATTCTTTTTTAAAGTAACACCTGATCTTTTGTACATAGGTGATGTAGCTGTAGGCTTAGTTGTATAAGGATCTACCTTACCGCCAGTTTGATATTTCTTAACAGATCCACCTTTTTTCTTAGTGCTGAAAGGATTGATCATATCAAGACCGCGTTTTACAGCTTGTTTCGCACCTTCATAACTGTCATTAGCTTGACGCCCTTTAGCCTCACCGTACATCTTGATCTGTCTTCCAGTCTCTTTTACGGTATTCTTTCCACCTCTAATAATATCACGAGCAGAATAGTCCATAGCATCTTTGCTCATGCCATCATAAATACCCTTACCTTTCGGTGTGTTCTTCTTATTAAGATCCCATCCCATTTTTTCAGCAGACTTTTTAATAGTTTCTGAAACAGGAGTAGTTCTTGCTGGAGCTGGTCTTCCACCACCGCCACCTGAACCAGATCTAGAACCTGACCTAGAAGCAGACTTCTTAGGCTTCATTCCTTTAGCTACTTCAGTCATAGAACGTGGAGTAGACTTAACTGGTCCTGAAGATTTAGGTGAACTAATCTTAGTCATTCCTTTAGCTTCTATTTTCTCCATTGGAGCTTCAGCAGCTCTCTTAGGTGCAGCAGCTTTGATCTTAGCTATCTTGCTAGCTGTTTTATTAGCAATCTTTTCTACTTTAGCAGTAGTCTTTAAAGTACGTGCATCTTGACGATTTGCAGTTTTTGCAGTGCGGATTGCCTGTCTAGATGCTTGACGGGCCGCTCTTACTGGATTTTTTGGCATTGTATTTAATATATATAGTTTATACTAAGTTAATTAAGAATTCCAAAACTTCTCTACTTTTTTTGTAATATCCTGAAGAATTTCATCATTCAACGGGTTCTTAAGATACTCAACTACATCCGCTTGGTTTCTACCTAATAACGCTGCGTTATCTTTGTGGTAGATAAATCCATCTGCTTTTGTAATGATGATCTTGTAGTAAGTAGCATCCTTAACCATAGCACGTAACTTCAACGTCTCCATATCCAAATTGCAGGTATCCAAAAACATTTGGGCCGCTCTGTTTAGATTCTTCTCACTTCCCTCTCCATTAATAAAGCTATCCATGTTATCATAAACAACATCATTAGAAGTAGCTTTCTTATATTGTGCTCCAGCAATGTCTACAACCTTAGCTACAAAAAGTAGTTTGTTTGTATTCTTATCAAATATCTTCTGTAACTCAGCAAGTGCTTTGTTACGTAATTTCTTACTTTCAGTCTTAGTAGATACAGTGTCTTCAAATCTATCTAAAAAGAACTTAGGTGCCTTCTGACGTGAGCGTGCATCCTCATAGCTCTTTGCAATGATGCTGAATCCTCCAGCATTAATTGCGTAGATCTTAATCAAATCATAAGGATCTGTAGGATCTAAGAATATAGGATCATTACCACACTTCATTTCAATCTTGCCCCAAAATTCATCATTGTTAGGTTTTAACAATTCAACTTTGTGCCAGAAGTCTTTGTCATCTATGTCTACTGTATTAGCAGCTAGAATCTTTTCTAGTTCAGCAACAGCTGATCTAATCTCTCTAATCTTTGCCTCACGCTTCTCAGGATCTGGAATGTTTCTAACATCCGGTGCAAACTCATTAAGACCTGTAACATAACGCTTGATACCATTGTTCTCAAGGCATGCTAGTTGTTCATAGTGGGTTACTCCTTCAAACAATGATAGTCCGTATTTCTCTAGACCCATGTTTGATAAATTTCCGTCAAAGTAAGGTTTAACAGCCACAGGACTACGCTTAGTACTGGACTTAGTTTCTACAAGTGTAAAGCTCATAATAGTTGGTTTTATTTTATTGGTTTTTGTAAAGGTAGTAAAAAAGGGGAGATTTGACTCTCCCCCGTTTTACATATAGTTTGATTAGAATGATCCGCCAGTAACCGGGTTACGCATAACAATCTTCAATACTTTGGTTGGGTCTTTAACCCAGATCGCAGGCATTGTTTGTGTCATGAATACACGGTATCCGTTGAATTGACCAGAGCTTTGGAAACCTTGGGTACGTCCCATGTAATCCATAGTTCCGTTTTGGTACCACCACTTCAATTGATTATCCCAAGATAACTTCAACAAGAAGATGTTGTCATTAGTGTTATCTGTGATATCAAAGATAATGAATGAGTAAGAAGACAATGGGAAACCATCAATGATTGGGTTTTCAATGTCGTTAGTATGTAAGTTATCAAACGCTGGGTTCAACACAAACTTAACGTTAGCCAAGAATGGGATAACATAAGAAGTGTAAGCAAATCCAAAGTTCAAGTCCATACCTTTACCAGTGATTGCTCCGATGTCAGCAGCTTGGATCAACAATCCAGAAGACATTGCTTCACGCTTGATTGCTTCGTTAACCATACGCATACCACCCATTCCAGTTTGTACAATCAACTGACGCTTAGGATCTGGTCCTTGGAAGTCAACCTTACCAGCGTAGAAGTTATAAATCTCTGAACGGAACAAATCCAAGTTGAAGTTAGACTTGTTATAGATGCGCTTGAATGAGTTATCCAATTGCTTCCAAAGACCCACAGATAAACGCAAGTCATCCGGACCGTCTTGACGTACACGTCCACCTTGTCCCCACATTAAGTAGGTCTCGATGTCAGTAGCTACTTTAGTCAAGTGAGCTGCTTCCATTGCAGTTAAGAAAGTACGAGATAATGAACCGTTGTTTACAGCACGCTTAACATAGTCCTTACCCATGCGTGAAACCATAGTCTCAAGACTAGTTACAGATGGATCAGAAGTTTTGTCAAAGTTGCGCCAGATCTCTACTACTGGTACAGTACCATCTGCGTTCATTCCACCTTTGATCATAAGATCAGCACGTGAAGATACAGAATAGTGTACGTGTGCTTCAGCTCCTCCTACAAAGTTGTAGAATTCACGGAAACCAGTTGCAGTCACGATGTCAGAGAAACGCTCTCCGTACTCACCACGAGCAGAACCTTTACGGAAGATCTTAGTACCTGGAGCAAGGATAGAAGTATCCAATCCATAAGTACTGTCGTTGTTCACCAATTGAACAGTGTACAAGAAACCGTCACCTAATGGAATGATATCCTCAGTAGGAACGATGTACATCTCAGCCCCGTTGTATTTGTCATAAGTGATGATATCACCATGTCCAAATTCTCTACGAGACATTTTGATTTGGAAAGTTTGACCATCTCTTCCTAAGGTATCACCATCGGTCAAGATATCATCAACAATGTAAGGAAGATCCATTACAATTGGCGTTTGCCATTTGTACTCACCTCTTGCATTGTCAACATTGATAACGTTCTTTCCACCAAAGCTAGACATTTGGTACAAAGGCATTTCTACCTTTTGCGCCATTGCCCAAAGATCTACTGGTCCTAAATCCATAGGTTCAGCATTCTTGAGCATGTTAACCAAGTGGTAAGAATCTACGTGTGAACTAGCTGCGTAGTTGGTATCTCGTAGAAATATACCATTGTTTAAAACTGGAGTTGCCATGTTTTTTTTGTTTATTTAAGGGTTAATTAATTATCGCTTAAAGAAGCCACCCCCGCGAGGGATTCTTCTTTGAGTTGTTTCTTCTTTTTCTATAACAGGAGTACTACTTGCCATCTTAGCTTGTTCAGTCTTAAGTTGACGTACAGTTTTCTCCACTTGTGCAGTTTTACCTTGCTCTCTGATCTTAGCCTTGTATCCTTCAGGATCAGCTAGTAACCAAAGTGTTTCAGCAATAAGGTCATGTCTTGGTTCAACATATTGATACTTCTCTAGGAGGTGTCCTAGCATATTAGTTTGTTTACCAGAGATTGATGGGTAGTTAGGTTGAACAAGACCTGTATACAATAAACCTTGTACCTTCTTGTCTAACTTAATACCGTTTACCTCACCTGCATTCAGAGTGTTGTATACGTTTTGCATATACGCTTGAGCTGCATTCTGCTGTTGCTTACGCATGTTCTCCTGTTGGGTTAACTTCTGAGCAACTACTTGCTCTTGCATTTTATCCAACTTTGGTTTGAACTTTAAAGCTTTAGCCTTTAGCTCACCTCTGTCTTTCCATTCATAGATCTCTTCATCAATCTCCTCTTCATTACCAAAATTGGTAGCTCTTAGGTATTCTCTAATAATGTGTTCTTGATCTTTACCATCATTAGGATCTAACTGACGTGCTTCTTCTACTTCAGAAAGAATACGGAATAAACCTTTTAGATCTTCACCACCGTCTGCTACATACTTTGCAGCAACTTGTAGTTCTTCTGGTAATGAATCAAAGAATTCAACTGGTGTAGTCTCACGGATCTTGTTCTCTCTTTCAGCTATGTTAGCTTCCATAAGTTCTTCAAAATCCTTTAGAGTATACTCATCCAATGGTTTGTCATCATCAAATGGTACAATCTGTCCCTTCTCAATAAGTTTATTGAAAAGTTCACTAACACCACTCTTATCTACTTTAGGTCTCCCTGCACTAGATTTCTTTGGTTCATCCTCAGTATCTGCAGGTGCTCCTAAGAACTCATCATCAAGTTCTTTAATAACATCCGCAGGATTATCCTTAGGTTTTTTATCATCTGACTCAGAGTCCTCTTCATCTGTGTCATTATCAATAAAGGAAAGGTCTGTTTTCTCCTGAGTAAAAATACTCGGTTTCTTATCAGCCTCTGGGAGCATAACGTTTTCTGCACCCGGTGTACCTAGAAGTTCATCTAGGTTCATTTCTACTTGTTCAATGGAGGTTGTCTCCATCTGGTTGGTTTTTTCTTCAGTAGCCATTAGTTTGTTGGTTTTAGTCTACAATATCAATATACACAAAAGTAGTGGTTTAAACTTTAAAGATTGATGCATTATTTTTTTTAAATGCCATACTATAGCTAAAGTTTACTTCTTCTTCTTTTTATCATCAGACGCCTTGTCAAATTTGTTCTTGTTTTCACGAGCAATTTGCAATTGAGTCTGAGCTATTTGTTGTTGAGCTTGTATTTTTTGTTGTTCTATATTCATCTTATCACGGTGTTCCATTTGCTTTGTGGTCTCTTTCTGACGATCAAAGTTCATAGTCTCCTGATACTGTTCAGTCTTCTGTAGCTTATCCATGTAGTCTACATAGTCACTCTCTTGGTTCTGGTTCATATCCTGCATAGCACCGTATCCAGCAGCCTTAATTTGAGCCTGGAGGATATCAGCTTCACGATCCTTAGCATTCTCAGCAGCTTCAAACTCCATCTTCATCTTAGCTTCCTCAGCCTTAGCCTGAAGCATTTGATCTTGCATTTGTTGTTGAGACTGCATCTGTTGTTGTTTCTCAGCTTGTTGTTTCTTCTCAGCCTCTTTAAGGATGTTAGATACTTCAGCGATAGACTCAGACTTAAGGACATTACCAAGGTCATAGATGCTAGCACCAGTTGTGTTGTTCTGGATAGCCATCTGCTTAAGTTGCTCAAGCATAGCTCTATGATTAGCTTTGGTAGTACAGAATATGTTAAGGTCTCTTAGAAGCAAATCAGTACCATTGATCTCAAAGTTCTTACGTTCATCCATTGATGTGATGTACTGTAATCTTGTAGATGGTTTGGTTGATTGATAGTGCTGTGCTAAGTCTGTGCGCATCTGATGCACGCGAGGCATCAAATAATCACAGTGTTGTATGAAGTAAGTTTCAGTTTGAGCATAGCTAGCATTAACTGATTGCTCAACTCCTGTAGCAGTTTGTTGTCCAATCTGTTGTCCTAGACGTTGTGGTGTAATACCAATAGTTTCAAACGCTTGTAACTTAAAGTAATTAGCCAATTGAATACGTGACATCAAGCGGTTAGTTTGCTCAAGGTCAAGCTTCTGGTAATGCTGGAATGCTAATGCGTTCTCTGTATTAGTAATAGAAGTATCCAATGGTAACATCTGGAAGTTCTTCATAGCCACATATGCTTTGGCTAAGTTGTTCTTTCCCCAATCTTCTCCTAGTGAGTGTCTTGGTAAAGCATTCTGATCCAGTAAGATAACAGTTCCTAATTCATCTACTAGGATGTCAGCAATCTGGTTATTTACAATGTTGTATCCAATCTGGAATGGTTTCATTAAGTCTACTAGAGAAGTAGATCTTGTGTTACGGTCAGAGAATACAGAACCTTCTACTGGTAACTTACATCCATATAGAGAGTTATCACCTTTGAATTGGAACTTAATAGGCTTAATGTTATTCTCATTAATTCCTAAGTAGATAGGGTTAATACCTCCAGGGTTATTACTTCCCCAGAATGTAGGACGGTTAGGTCCAATTTTAACACCACCCCATACCTCATTAATCCAGATCCAGTCAATGTGTTCACCAAATACTAAGTTATCCTTAGTCTTATTCTTGATAATGTTAGCGTTGTAAACTGGCTTATCTGTAACCTTATATGTCTCATCAACAATATCTTGTGTAATGTTACCATTATCAGAGATCTTAGTAAGATGGCCAACTCTACGTTGTGATTTCCAGTATACAGTTGTAACACGTAACATGTTACTCATACCCATATCTAGATAGTCCTCATCATTCATCATGATCCAGTTAACAATGTCCCCACCATAGTGAGCATTGTCCCACATAGATGTAAACTGACGGTAACCTAATGAAGGCATCTTAGTATTCCAGTCATGAGACTTGGTAGCATCATAGTAGGTACCATCATTCTGATAACCTTGAATAGGATAACCAGCAGAACGTACAGGGTAGATAAGCTCTAATGCTTTCATCTGATCTTCTGTCATACACCAACCATAACGGTCAATAACATCTGCTACAGTCATCATATCAAACTTACCAACCCATTGGCCTTGAGAGATATAACGTGAAGCTGGTGACTTGTGGTAGAATGTAAGAACCGGATTCCATAACTCAACATCATAGTCATCCTCCAACATACGGAAGTGCCAGAACTCACGGTCAGTGATTAACATATCACGGAAACCACGCTCTTCTAACTCATCCATTCTAAATCTTTCTACATCCACACGGTGCTGATGCTCAGACCATTGTTCTACCATGCTTCTATAGTCCTTATTAAAGAACTCTTGAATCTCTGGTAGTGTCTTTAAGTTCTGTGGTTGCATAGCTTGTTGATACTCTTCAGACTCTGGATCTTGATCCATCTCTGCAAGCTTCATAGCCATCTTCTGCTGTGCATCAAATAAAAGCACCTCTTCAATCTTAGAACGCTTCTGTTCAAGCATCTCATTGTAAGAGTACTCATCAACAGCTGTGTAACTAACGCGGGTATTTCTTTTAGCAAACTCAGATACTAATGTATTGATTACGTTAGGTACAATAGGATAGAACTTTAGTTCTAGTGCAGAAGCATCTTCTCTTGTAAGTGTATCAATAAGATCAGCATGCTCATTGTCTTCTTCAACAACATAGTCAGTTCTATCAATGATACCTTTAGCTAGTTTGTAGTTCTTCATGAATCTGCGCGCATTTCTGCGTACATGTTTCAATCCCTCCCACTCTAACCAGTCCATATTCCAAGCAGCCCATTCCTGGTCCTTCTTAGATTTAGGTAAAAACTGAACAGGTTGATTGAGAGTACCCATACGGTTGTACTCACCCTTAGCCCCATTCTTTAACTGCATCGCATTATATACCTGCATACTATCTGAAATTTTTAAAAGGTGATCGTGGTATTTTCATACCATCAAACTTATGCCCACCACCACCCATGTGACGGAAAGGGCTCATATTTAATTTACTGAAATTATTGCGGTTATCCAAGTTTTTTGCTGCTCCTGTTTCCTCATAACGTTTTTTATAACCCCTATTTGCTTGCTGTACTTTAGCAAAAGCAATTAAGGCTGCAAAGGATACAAGTCTATCCACGTTGACTCCATCTCTGTAAGCCATCATTTCTTTGAGCAACATTATATCTGGGACTCTCTCAATACCATAGGTTGTCTTAACCACTTTACCATCATCAGTTGTTTGCTGATGAATCTCTTCTTTCAAGAACTCAATAGCATAACTTACCATATGACTTTTAAATAAGGTACCTGTGTTGCGCCATCCATACTCTTGGAACACATTGGCATTTGCACCAATGTCCTTTAAGAACAAGATCTGTGATCTAGGCACCAGATACTTCTGTTTCTTTCTGTACATCATGTGGTTGATGAACTGGCTAATGTTATTCTCCACAATAGTCCAGGCATTATACCACTCAATAATTAACTCTAAGCGCTCGTGTGTTTTATTGATGTCATCAAAGCGTCCACACCAAGCTGCTACAATCTTATCATTCTCTATAAAGGTCTCAACCTTTTCACCATCATTCCTAGTTACCTCTACAGGTGTCTTATACACATAGATAGAACATAGGGATTCAGACGTAGTTGTCTTACCTTCTGACACGGGGTCAATACTTGCATAGTACATCCCAAACTCAGGATCCTTTACAGGGCGTTCATACACTACAAGGGTGCCGGTCTTATCTTCTGTATTCTTAGTAATTGGAAACTCTGATATAGGTAACTTGTTTGTTTCCTTTACAGCAGGTAGACCGTGATCATCTCTGTAGATATCTAAGAACTCATATGGATACATCTTATCTTCAATCCTGCGTATCTGAGCAGTCACTAAGTGAGAAGGGAATACTGATACAGTTCTGAAGTCAAATGCTTCTTTAATATTTCTAGGGTGCTGAGATATACGGAGCTGATACTCAGATGGATCTAACTCTCTCTTCCACTCAGCAAACTGTTCATCTAATGCTAGTAATGCTTCCTCCACCTTAGAGTTACCAAAGTTGTCAATGTATGGCGGCATTGACCATTGTTCAGGAATAAACAATCCTGTTCTACCTGTAACACCAGTCTCATCAATTAAGTCAGACTCAATAGCGTAGATATCATTAGCATCAGGTCTAGTTATCATCTTCTTCAGTGGCTCACACTGAGACAAGTCACCCACAGATCCTGCGGCAATAAACATCCCGGTAGTCATAAATCCTGATTTCATAGCAGGGCGGATGTACTCAAAGGTTGTATCCATCTTAGGAGCAATACCAGCTTCCTCATGGAAGAAGTACTTACATGGTCCCCCTACCCCGTTAGTAGGATCTTTCTCAAATGACATCCCTTGCATTACACCCTTAAGACCTATCTCAGATTTACGTTTCTGTATACCTGTGGTAGTCTCAATCTTTTGTTGCCACATCATAACCTTGTTAGGGTTCATAGGACGGTACCAAGCGGTGTGTTGATTTAAGAATGCCTCATATTCATTTAAGAATTTCCATGTACCTTTCTCATTTATATAGTCTTTGAGGCTAGCTCCCATCTTGAGAGTAACCCCTTCTTCAAACCAG